CATAAACCCCCATATTCTGACGAGCATTAAGTAATTGAGCTGAAGCAACTGTACCAGATGCCAACATAGTGCCACCAGCATTAGCGCCTGCAGCATCTTCTAAGTCATTCCAACCAGATGGGCTGTAAGCAGAACCACCAGAAGTAATAGCACCAGAAATTGAATACTCAATAGTTTTAGCCATACCTTCTGCAAGCTGACGACGGATAATAGGAATCAGAGCAAGTACTGCGTCTTCATCCGCTTCATCATTCAGATAGCTCTTAGCAGCTAACTTATCAGTAGTCAGAGTGATTTCAGATAAGCTAGGAGCAGTGGCCGTACCAGTAGATGCAGCATTACCACGAGCAGCTTCAGCAACCCAGGTAGCAGCTGCTGCAGTACCTTCAACAGGCATTACCATAGTAGCAGCATTCATCTGGATCTTCTGGAATAAGGGTTCAAGAACCATCTTATCCTGCATATCACGCTGTAACTGAGTAGTTACTTGTTCTTCATATGTACGATGAGAAGCAGCTGCTGGAGAGAATGCATCACCAACTTCAGCCTTTTCAGTTAAGTCCCTAGCGAACTTAGTCTCATCAATACGACGACCCATAGCCTTGGAAAGGAAGTATGCCTTTTCAAAGTCTGATTGAGCTAATTCACCAGAAACAGCACGATCAGCGAACTTCATCTTACCATCACGGATAGACTGAATTTCTTCAGACTTAGCCTTTAATTCCTCATGAAGATCAGCAACAACCTTGCCTAGCTCTTCACTCTTCTCAGTTACACGAGTTTCAACCTCAGTGATTAACTTCTCTGCGCCGGACATACCAGCTTCAATAATAGACTGCTTCTCAGCAGCTTGTGCAGTAGCCTTAACTTCTGCTTCTTCAGCGGCCTTCATCTCAGCAGCTTTTGTTTCTGCCTGCTTCATAGCAATACTTGCGGCAGTCTTTTCTGCAACAGATGCTGCAAAGTCTTTTAATTCATCAGATGTCATATCTAATATCTCCTTATTAGTTTCTTCAGATTTTGTGATTTTAACATTATTTACGTCAGATGTGTCAGCGTCTGCTATAACATCGTCCGAAATGTTACCATCTCTAGAATCTGCCGTAAACTCACTTTTGAACTTTTCGTACTCCTCAGCATTTTCAAATGATTTTGCTAAAGCAAATAACGAATATTGGTTGGCAGGAACGGACACTACTGAAATTTCGTGAAGTTCCAAGTCTTTAACGGAAAAAATATCTTCTTCCTTGTCGTAGTCAGCATCCTTAATTCTAAACCCTATAGAAAAGGCTTTAAGAATACCTTCTTTGACCATATTATATACATCCCCAGCAGCTTTAGAGATTGAGGCCTCAACAAAAAGACCTTTATCAGTAATCTTGCTACTGGTTACACGGCCAACAGGCTTATCATAATTATGATTGAACAACAAAATAGGGTTGTTCATATAATTTTCTAATCCGCCTTTTTGCCAAGCTTCCTTGAGGACAACATCCCCTACTCTGTCCTTATCAGTAGTATTAGCAAATCCTTGGACTTTTAAATCCTCGTCTTCACTTTCTATTGATTTGAACTCAGAAGTAAGATGGAAGAGCTTATTAGTCATTACTAGCGATCTCCTTCTTTACTTTACTTTCTGCAAGCTTCATTGCTTCTGCTGCAGATGTTTTAGGCTTAGAAGACCAACGGCCTTCTAAAGTTTTTGTCATGTATCTAGACATAACATCATAAGTGCGGAAGATTTTTCTAATGTATGCAGTAGAGTAAGGTCTTTCAGTATCCTCAAGATATTCTTCAATAGGTAATACTTTTCCTTTCCCTAAAAAGTAAGGAGTAAGCTTAGCAGCCATCCTTCTCTTAGTCATTGACATCATCATATTCTTCTACTCCTTATCTTTTGATTCCTCAGCCTTTTTAGCCTTGGATTTTGGTTTAGCAGCTTTAGTAATACCTAATTCTTCTAATAAGGCATCATAGCTACCAAAATCTCTATTAATATAATACATATTAACAGATCCTGAATAATCTTCTTCGCTTACATACTTACCTTTTAAGTAGTCAGCTACTAAAATTTTAACTTGGTTTCTAGTCACTTGATTCTCCTGGTTTCCCTTCTGAACTCTGCCCATCATTACTTGATGATTGACCTGCTGCGCTTCCTGCTATATTAGCTGGTAGTACTAGATCATCTGCAAATTCAGCATCATGTTCTGTAAATCTTAAAGCGTCCCTAACTTCATTTCTAGAGAGAATTCCCATAGCTACGAGTTTACTGTAGTAATCTGCTTGGTCTTTAGCTTCAGGTCTTAAAGCAATTACATCTTGAGTTACAGGTTTTAAATCATAACCAAAGAATCTTTCCAAACCTTTTGTAATTTTTCCTATTAAAGGAACTATTGTTTCCAAATAATATAATCTATGATTAGGTCTAATGTTTGCATTATTACCACCATCTAATAAAATAGGTGGAACGCCTAACGCTTTTAAGATTCTATCTTCATGCTCTGCTAAAGAGGATGAGAAGTCTAAATCCTTGAAGTTAACATTTGAAAGTAAATCTACCTCTAAACCACCATCTAAGATTAGTGGTCTACGACCTCCTGAACGAGGATTATATTTTTGAGCCCATGAAGCAGTAAGTCTATCCTTAATCTTCTGACTCAATGTATTTGGTGTTTTTAATATTAGTCCAGGTACTGCATTATTTGCAAAGAAGTTATCTTGAAAGTCTTGCATTTTGTAGATAATATTAATACTTCTACGAGCTGCTTTTAACCGACTTTCTCCTCTATATAAGGAACTAAGAGAGTTTTCTTTAATATGAATGATCTCTTCAGGGTTGTAAGTAACATTTTCATACTTATAAGCCTTTACGAAAGTTCTAGCATCTGGAATAATTTTAACATTAGCTGCTGGTAAATGGTATAAGTATGCTCCATCATAATAGATAAACGCATTCCCATCTAGTAGCAAATCAATAGTAAGTTCTCTTCGAAAAGCTCCTACATCTTGATATGGATTTGGTTCAACATTTAATAAGCTATGAAGCTTTTTCGCTCTAATACCAATAAGTGCGGAACTAACAGTTATTTTATTACCTACATCAATTGATACTTCGGATAAGTCATCTACGATCATATTTACGCCGCGATTAACTACTTCTAATACTTCGTATGCTCTTGAGTAGGGTAAGGTGTTAATGTTAGTTGACCAAACTTCGTCTCCCTCAGCTTGGGCTATAGAAGGCTGAGAGGGGTTTAACTTCTGTACGAAGTCTTTAACTATCCCCATATTCTTTTCCTCTTCTTTTATTAACCCAGCGTTCTTGCTTGGGCCCGGTTGCTAAAGGCGGTCTTTTTCCATAAATTCCATGAAGCTTTAAATGGTGTTTATGACACAATGTTACCGTATCTTCATAAATTTCTTTATGAAACTGTTCGATAAAACTATCTCTTACTTCCATTATATCTTCAGCAGAGTTTATTGAAATACCTTCCTCTTTTAACCATTTATTCAGCAATTCTGTAACTGAATAGAAATGATGGAAGTCAAGCTCCTCTTGACTTCCACAAATAAAACATTCATTATCTTTTTTATAAGCACTTTTGGCTCTATCTCTTACATATTTAACGACGTCGCGCTTTAAGTCCATTTTTAAATACTCTTTTATAGTTGAATTATACCAAATACCTAGGAAAAAGTCAAGGGTTATTTTTCTATGCTATCTTCTAAAATGTAGTAATGGAATCAGTGAAGGTATAGAGAGCATATCTTAATGCATCTGCCATATGTGAAGCCATATTATGTATTGGTTTCTCTTTTAAAAGATTTTCGTTAGGATTCCATTGGTATTGATCTAAAGACATTAGTGTTTGCTTACATCTTTGATCTACGATTAATCTATCATTTTCTACAATTGCTGCTACATGGGATATACCTGCTAAAACATCTTTAGTAGCATTATTAGTTGTTATATCATAATCTTGAGCCAAATCGAAGCGCATTTGTTGTGCTGCTGAATCAATAAATATTTGATCAATATCATATTTATCAATCATATCCCTTATAATTTCAGCATGTTGTTCAGTAGTTTTTTCCGCTTCCATATATTCAGCTAATATATAGTAGGTTTCTGTATCCCAATCATATGCTATTACACAGAATGCGGTAGGATCTTTATATCCTACGTCAAGGCCGGCAATAACGTCCATGCCCGTCGTATCAAACTCTTCCAGATCAGCCACACATTTTTCATAGTCAAACGTCCAGATCTGGCCTTCAAACTGGTTGAAGTCTGCAAGATATTCCTGAGCAAATTCCGCCGCTGACATACCTTTTCGTGCTTCTTTCACATCTTCTTCTGAAACACGAGGATTTTCATGGTAAGATGCTTTTATTGAAACCCAGTTATCATACTCTGTTGTAAAGCCACGATTATACAATTCGCTAAACCAGTTATTTCGTCCTCTAGGAGTACTAATAAAGATGGCTTTGGAATTAGGTTTATCTAGAGTTGGTCGGAGGGCGACGTTAAAAGCTTCCATACCTTCTGAAAGTGCAGCCTCGTCAAAAATAATTAAATCATAACTACGACCCACAACTGAATCAACTTGGTTAACCGATCCCATACGGATAGTCGAACCATTAGATAATTCGATGATCTTATCTTTGGCATTATCTCTAGTTACTTCGAGATCGAAATGTTTAATTAGGTTTCTTTGTAAATCGAATGATATTTGTGATAATGAGTAGTTAGGACTCATAATAAGAATATTTGTGTTTGGTACAAGAGCTGTTAATTGCCCAATGATATTTGATATGTACGTTTTTCCCTGCCGACGCGAAAGTGCAGCAACTACAAAACGATAATTTGAGTTGTTAATAGCATTAATAAGTGCTATCTGTGAAGGTATTGGAGATATATCTAATAACTCCATATAAGCATTTATTGGTAATTTAATAAATCTTTCATCTTGAGGAAACTCTTGAATTTCCGAAGAAATTATGTCCTCTCTACTAATCTCTAACATTTAAACGTCTCGTTGATGATATAATTTTCCCTAGTTGTAGCATCCCGATACGATCATTAGGTACATATCTCCATATATACCCCTTATTTTCGTCATCACATCCAAAAACACTTATAGTTAAACCAATTTTAACTATAACTGCTTTATGACCGTCTAATACTACTTTATCCCCTTCTTTGAATGGTCCAAAGTATTTAAAGCTAATCCCTTTGGCGATATCTGATGCTAAGTCTTTAACCCATAGTGCAATAGTAATACCTATCATCATTACTAAAAATGGTGATACTATGTCTGCAAATTGTAAACTAAGATTTTCTATGTCCATTCCAAGCTACCCATCCAAATAAACGTAATGCATAATAAGCAATCCAATTAATAATATAAAAACCATTAATAGATATAGCTACATCTCTAAAAATTTGATCACATTCTTTTTGGGTCTTTTTAGAGTCAACTACTCCATTAGCTTTTAATAAATTTTCATTAGCATATAAATAATCGTGGATTAGTCCAGGCATTAGTAATACACCAATAGGGCTTAACCAATTCCAGAAATATTTTGGAATACTAGCTCCATCAAATATAAATCCAGCAGGAATTTTATACTCTGTATCATTTAAAGAGAAATACCAATCCTCTGCAATTTCCCACTTACGTGAAGTCCAAAGCCATAACCAGATAGCTCCGAAAAATCCTCTATCTTTAGTAGGAATTATAATAGGCCGCATAGTGGGCATAGTTTCATATTTTATCATGGTCTAAACATCCTAAAAGGGTTCATATTGCGGCGCAGGCCGCCAACTTGGTTGTTCATAGTACTTATACTATTATTCATAGTATGAAGTTCGTTATTCATATCAACCATACTAGTTTCCATATTACGCATTGATATTTGTATTTCACGAGATTGTTTACTAATTTCAAATAAAGCTATATTAGCCATATAAGCTATGTAAAGAAAACACATCGCAACTAAAATTTGGGATACGGCTTGTATCCATCCACACCATTTGGAACCACAAACCATATAATCTCCATATAAGTTGAGACCAACTAACCATTAATCCCCGAAATTAATGAAGAGTCGGTCTCATATTTTATAAGTCAAGTTTTTTCTCAATTCTTCTTAAACTACGGGTTATAAATTCGAAGCTACTTTCAACTTTGGTCATTCTTTCCGACATTTTTAAATGGCGTTGATTATCCATGTCTAAATATTTCTTTTCTCGTTCTGCAAATAAGTTTCTAACTTGAGTCTCATCTATAGAATTCATATTTTCTAAAGTATTATCTACTCCAGACGCCCACCATACAACTCCAAAAGTTTGCATACTTATTGCTAATATTACACCAGCTGGAAATAGTTTTCTGTCACACCCATTATTGCATCTTTCTTCTAACTGATTTAATTTATCCACAATCTCTTCATGTGAGACAGACATAGTATTATCCTTCTTTGAGTAACTTTTTCATCAGTTCTCCGTAGTTGCCAGAGCCGAAAGGGGTCTCGTTGATCTGGACATTCGTTTGATTTTTAACCTGGCTTTGTTCTGCTTTGACAAGCTCAGTCTGAGCTTTTAACTCTTCCATACGCATTTTATGGGCTAAAGCTAATAAATCTGCGATATCCTTATTAGATCCCATTTCTGCTTCGTCGAGTTCTTCGAGCTTTTGTTCGATAATTTGATCGAGGGTAGCTGCAAGTTTAAATTTATTCCTATAACCTAGATCCATAAAAACAGTATCTATATAAGTTTTTACCTCTCTCCGTCTTAAAAAGTTTGATACAGTCTCATCGGGTATTTTAAGTGTAAGAGCAGTCTCACGTACAGAAGTTGTTCTTAAATACGTGTTTGCCACTTCGAGAGCTTCTGGGCTAATTGGCATAATATTATTAGACCCTGGTTCGTTGGTTAAATTTTTATTCATCCCGCAAGTATACCAGGAATTAGGAAAAATGTCAAGAAATTTTTTTGAATTGGTGAATTGATTTTTGTTTATTCAGTAGTCTATTGGGTTTCTTGAAATTATTAAATGGTTTACATGCGGGGGAGCGCAAATGTCAAATAAGAATGATTGTCATTTAACCGCCCCCTAAATGATAATGGTTCTCAACAAGCTCTGGCTAGGTGTATACTTGATGAGATGAGGAACGGCTGCAACCGCATTCTCTATGCGGTTTGCGGGATTATTTATCTCGCTAGGCTATTCTCTAGCGAGATGAGATCGGCTAGAAAAACGGTTGTAACTTATTGATTCTAAAGAGAAAAATTAATTTGTAAAAAGGTGTTGACATTCTGTAGGGTTTCGGTATAATTCACCCATGAGTTGAGGCAATTCCGTCACTCTCAAATAAGAGGATAAAATATGAATACACTTAAAACTAAAACCAACTTCGGTGAGGTTGCTGGATGGGTTGGATTGGCTTGTTTACAATTCAATTCCGTTCCTGCTATTATCTCAAGCGTAGAGACTGGCGAAACAACACCAGTTGGAACAAT